AAGAAAAAACTAAACCCATATTCTGTATAGTAATATGTATAGCCGTAATTCTAGCCATTCATTTTTTTGGAATAATAACATGGTTTGAAAATTATATCCAAATAAGCAAAGAAGTAAAAATAACCGATATCGTATCGACATTGGTAACATGTTCTATTTTCTTTTTCGGTTATCAAATATCGAAGGCTCAAAAGAATATAGCGAAAGAAAAGCTTAAACTCGATCTGTTTGATAGAAGGTATAAAATATACAATGCTTTTAAAAATGGAGGTGGCGCGCTCAATAAAAAATTAGATGAAAATGAGGTAACTAAAATAATGTCTAGAATGTATGATGGATATCAAGAAAGTCTATTTCTTTTTGGCGAAGAAGTTTACGATAGATTATATCATATATACTTAGCAATTCAATCTTTGCTTGTAAATACAGGTCAATTTAATTACCTCAAATCATTTCCACATGATGATGATCTATACAAAAATGAGATACAACCCTTAGTACAAAAAATGCGGCAAGATAGGACAAAGATTGATGAATTTTATCACGACATCGATAAAATTTTCTCTAAATACATGTCTTTTGAAGACCTCAATATCAAATAATTAGAGGCCATTAAAATATTTAAAGGCCTCTAAATTTAAGGAAATTTTTTGTTTTATGAAGATAACAGTATTATTTTAATTTATCTGCATCTTTCAAGAAATCCATGATAGAATCAGCTAAGGCTTTAGCTGTATTTACAGTCATATGAATAGAGATTTCTCGATCGACAGTTTTCTCCAAATAATCAGCAACTCCAAAATTTAGTCTAACTTCTGTTTTTGTAGCTGTTATTGAAGTTACGTTAGCATAGATATTTCTAAAATCTTTAGAGCGTTTTTGCTCAAATTCATTTATGCCCGCGATATTACTGATGTTTTTATTCATTATATTTATTCCCCAATTCTTATGGCTTTGGGATCGTTAAATTTTGACATAAAAAAGATTACGCCATCATTGGATAGGTCAGACTGATTATTATATGTCTCTGATTGAGTTTGCCTTGACAGAAATTCGCGATGGCTTTCTACGATTGCTTCGCTTTCTAACTCTGCTGCAATTTCCATAACTTTTTCAGTTTTTCTGGAAACAGAAAAATTTACATCGATACCGGCTTTAACGCACAGCTCGACCAAGAAATCGATCGTAAAAAGAGAAAGCCTACCATGCACTAAATTAGAAATTCTAGGCTGACTGACACCAAAGAATGCCGCAGCTTTTTTCTGGGTAAATCCTCGGTCTTCAATAAAATCAGTTAATTCGATCATCAAATCGGATCGAATATCTAGGCTTTTAGCTTTGTCTGGCTTAATATTGAAGGCATCCCAGATGTCATCGTATGTATTGTTGGCCATCTGCTCAACTCCGTTAGGCGGATATAGCTTTGAAGCGCTTTCTTGCGAGATCAATATTTCTTTTATCTGTCTGCTCCGTTTTCTTTTGAAAACTATGCAAAATATAGATTTTGTCTGCAAAATTGGCCGTATAGATTATACGGTAAGCGCCGCTTTTTTCCTTTAACCTTATTTCCTTCACGCCTGTCCCAATGATACTCATTGGTTTGAAGTCATAAGGGTCTTTCCCGCGTTTAATACGTTTAAAATCAATTACAGCGTCTTCCATTATTTTCTTAGGAAGTTCTGAAAGCTCCTTTTTTATTCGCTTTTCGTAACCCTTAGGATAATCTATGCCCTCCAATATCATTTCATTATCCTATATAAAATTTTATATATTAACAACACAACAATGCAAGACGTAATTGATGAATCCATTTTGTATCCAGCGATAAAAATCGGGATCATTCCATCCAAAGGTATTTAAGAGGCCAGACGCGTATTTTTTTATATCCGTGGGGCAGTAGAAAAAACAGTTCCCCCTGTTGGAAAATAATGGATATCCAGAATTGAGAATGGATCATTCGAATTTCAAACGGGGGAAAACGTAATGAAATTAAATATCTACAAAAGCTTGCGGGTGCGACATCACGACAGGAAATCTTTTGGCAAGCGATGCTGCGATTTGCTGTTTTGATGACCATACATCGTGAGGATTGAAATCTAACGGTGCAAGCAAACTCAGAAAAATTTTCCGCAGATCGTTTTCAGGTGGGATTTTTTTCGTGCATGGAGTTTTAGAAAATTGAGGCGATGCTGCAATCATCTGTAAAGATGCAGGGCGCGGTGTATCCTCAAAAGCTGCTGCAGCAAATGTGATCCAGCTTGGTAAACTTTTTTTATGCCCACTTTCGAAAGATGAAACAGATTGCTGACTAACATCTGTCTGTTTGTTTAAACGCTGTGCCGCTAATTTTGCTTCTTCTGCTAATTTTCTAGCACTCCAGCCCCGAACTTTTCGTTCTTCGCGAACCCACGACCGAACGTCTTCGATAGCCATTATTTCTGAATGAGAGCGTTTTGTCATGGATGGAACTCATAAAAAACAATTCCCCCTGTTGGAAAATAACGGATATCCATAATTGAGAATGGATCATCCGAATTTCAAACGGGGGAAACGTAATGAAATTACATATCTATAAAAGCTTGCGGCTGTGACATTGCGATTGGGAATCTCTTTGCAAGAGATGTCGCAATCTGCTGTTTAGATAGCCAGATATCGTTTGGATTTACATCCATCGTGGCCAGCAGTCCAAGGAAGATTTTCCGCAGATCCGGTTCGGGCGGAATCTTTTTGGCACATATCTTATCCACTGAAGTTGCTTCAGACTTAGTTAACGGTAACGATATTGATGGTGGGGTATCTTCAAAAGCGTCCACTAAAAGACTGATCCAAGCTGGGATACTTTTATTATGTCCCGCTTCAAACGATGAGATCGACTGTTGACTAACATTCGCGATTTTACCTCGCCGTTTGGCCGAAATTTTAGCTTCTTCACTCAGTCTTTTTGCGCTCCACCCACGTTTGCCTCTTTCTTCACGAATCCAGATACGGACTCTTTCGAGCTGTTCGATTTCAGAGTGAGAACGTTTTGTCATGCTCCCATTTTATGGGTGATTCATTACTAACTAGAAAACAATTTTCGTAAAAAAATCTAGTTTATCGTAATTAATTGTAAAAATATCTTGTTACGATAATAAATTATGGTAATGATTGGTTGATGAATCGTTACAACTAGATTCTGTAACGATTAATAACAGTTTTTTAAAAAAGAATACAAATATTTTGGAATGTTTATGACGAGCTCGTTTAATTTATCTTATCCAGCAGCATCGTACGATCGATGTCCGTACTGCGGGGCAAAAGTGAAATCGAGCGATAGTCATCTCATATCTGATGTAGTTCGGCATATGTATATGCAGTGTCAGAACCCTAAATGCGGCCACCGCTATTTATTACAGATTTCATTCGTCCATACGACGGCTTTACCAAAATATTTGACTGTTTCACATCATTTACCGCTTTCAAAACAGCTTCAGAGTAAGCTGAAATCTGAAAAAAACGATAATATCTCAAAAACGAATGAGGTGATCTGTGGCTAACGTGATCGCAGCAGATCAATTGCGCCTGTTTATAGAGCGTATCGAGCGTCTCGAAGAAGAAAAAAACGGCATCTCGTCAGACATGCGAGACGTTTATTTAGAGGCTAAGTCGCAAGGTTTTGATACTAAAACTATGCGCTCGGTCATTCGTTTGCGGAAAATGGAAAAAGATGCCCGCGATGAAACGGACGCTTTGCTTGAAACATACCGCTGCGCGCTGGGGTTATGACAATGATTAACTACAGCGAAATTTCAGAAACAGTTCAAAATTGTGTTTCTCGTCTTGTTGCGCTTGAAAATGAAAAAGCTCGCACAGACGAAGAAATCTCGGCTCTTTATCGAGAGCTGAAACATCAGAAATTCGACACAAAACGCATTCGTCAGGCCGTTTCTTTGCACCGCAAAGGACATGCTGATCGCGAGATTGGCGCACTACTCGACACTGTCATAACAGATCACATTCGGAGATAGCTGATGAATACTGCGCAGAATCAGACTCTTAAAAGAGCGTTTTTGTCATCAGAAGCCGCAGCAGCTGACTCTTCAGCTGACTGCGGCTTTTCTATGTCTGAAAAAGATATGCCAGATTTTGAAGAAATGACGCCCCAAACCAGTCCTTTTATAGACAGGCTAGGCCGTTTCAAGCGCGGCACTTATCGAAGCATGTTGATGCAGACGGGGCTTTCTTATGAACGCGCGAAAGGCATGGCAGACAATGCCGCTGAAGAATTTAAAAAATCAAAAGCAAAGTCGAAATCTTTGCCATTGGCCAAGAGCGAAATGGCTGAAATTGGAGCTTCAGAAGCAACGATTGAAGTAACAGCTCATCAGGTAACATTTTCTGAATCACAGGCACAACCAGAACCTTTCGATGCTTACCGCTGCTTGCAACAGTTAAAAGATCAAGGTGTGGACGGTGCCACAGCTGCGAAGATTGCAAATCAGGCCTACAAGCATCACAAAGAAGCCGAAAGTTTTGACGCGACGGGCTACTTTCAGCAACTGCTTGATAGCGGCGTAGATACCGTAATGGCGGCGGATATTGCGAATAAAGCGGCGGAAGCCAAGCGTCGCGACCCGCTGGAAAGATACGGTATCCGTTTAAAGCCGCGCCGCACGCCTGATCCTGTTCACCGTGACTCTTATGATGTTGGCGAGCGCGAAAATACGGTCTGGAAGCCGGTCAATCCGAATGAGATCGGGGCTTATCTGGAAGCAGTCGATCAATATTCAATCAAGACCGGCAATATCAGTGATAGAGCCGTCCGGCTGCTCAAGATGCTGTTTCGGATGGTGGACTTCAAGACAGGTCGATTAGAGCCGACGCTTGATACAATCTGCGAATGGGTCGGCTATGCACGGGCAACGGTTGTCCGCTTGCTAAAACAGCTTCAAGAGCAAGGTTTTATCCGCTGGATACGCCGTTCAATCAAGATCAAGACGGATGGGGCAGGGCCCCGCCGCAAACAGACCAGTAACGCCTACGGCTTTTTGTCGCCCAAGTCTTGGCCAGAGCTGGCAAGAAAGGTTTTCGAGCGCGTGATGCGCCGGAAGAATGCGCCGGTCTCTGCTGATCTTGCTCATGCTCAAGAAGCCGACAAAGCCGAAACCGGTGCCATGATTGAAAGCCAGCCGAATGACGACTGGGTGAAAGAAATCTTCGCACAGAAGCGCGCGCAACATCCGACGAGTGACGAGCAGAAAAACAAAAAAGAACAGGCCGATGATCTGGCAGAGACGCTTGCCAGCTTCGCCAAATCTATCGAGCGGGCAGAACAACGGGAACAAGAAGAACAGGCCAAGAAAGCAATTTCGGCCGAACAAAATGAGGTTAAAACACCCTACAAAACACTCAAGGAGGACACCTCAAAAACGCCCCAAATTTCGGCAGTTGAGCGCGAGTTCAATTTTGATACTCTATCCCGTTATAGTTATTTTAATAATAACAACGCTGATCAATTTAAAAACGAAAAAGAGAATAAAGACTGCACTGCTCCTGCTGCCGCAGGCAGTGCAGACGTTGTTTTGAAAACAAAACCTCAAACCGACACTTTCCTAAAAACCCTTCAAACTCGCGGTTACCGTCAAGACCAGATCAACGCTTGCCTCGAAAACAGAGATAAACGGAAAATCAACGGATGGATGCCTCTATCACCGGACGAAACAGCCCGCCTCCTTATACAAACAAGGCAAATGCGCCCATGACAACGACAGCTATCCTTCTCAAACCTCACCGCCCGTTAATCTCTCGGCACTGCTCGCTTCGCTCACAGGCTCGGCGAAAAAGAAATTTGCCTTTTGGGGGGCTATTTAACTTCTAACAACTCGCATTATCGAAATGTCTTTAAATAGGTTTATTCTCTAAAAGCGTTTCGACATGGCTTTTACTGTTATCCATCATCCAATCTGCTGTTGCTTTCGAACGATATCCAATCAAACGAACAATTCTATCCCAGTCAGCTTGTAGATCTCTTTCAAATATAGGCTCATGATGGGCTATCCGATTACGCAGCATCCGAATTTCACCCAAATCTCTATAGAGACTCTGTCTCTGGATTTTAATCTCTTGCTGTGGATCAAGATTCGGGAACACGTTCAACAAATAGGGATCCCAAAGCCGTTTATTATGGCGCTTTGTGAACATAGCCTGCCAGAATACAAAATTCAGTTCTGGTATTACCTTTCCGGTCGTTTCCGCCTTCAAACAGGCTTTGTTTACATCCTTCGATGCGCTGTATCCTGATTTTATAATCGGAAGGCTTCGTCGGAAACCTTCTGACCACGGCCACTGATCTCCATAGGTATAAGATAGCGCTTCCGCCACAGCATTTCGGGTCGCTATTTCTGTTATATGAAGGGGGGCTAGCAATGCGCCGGATAGCTGGGCATTCCACACATATAAATCCAGAGCGACGAGATCATCTTTTCCCAATGCCCTGACTGTATCTTCATATCTTCCAAGTCGGGGAGCCGATAAGGTCTTTCTGATAGAGGTAATCTTATCTTGAATTGACAGCATGGCTACCCATTTATATAATCAACCACATATTCGCCTCGGGTCTTTGTTGGCTTATGCCTCCCCCTGAGGACAAAAGATACAAAAAAGACCTCGCTTACGGCGGGGTCTTTTTTTATCCATTTTCCTGTATTGTATAAAGTACTTGCTAGCCTGACGGAAAACGTAATCCTATGGTTAATCGGCTTTTTACTATCACGACAGTGTTTTTCGTTAATGTTTTAACCCAAAATCCATACGTTTTTTTAGGCCGATTTCACCAAATCAGAAAACACCTGATTAAAACTGATTTTATCAATAGATAATTTAATGAAAGTAAAATAATGACTAGAGAATTTCAAAAAAATGAAGAAATAAGATTCTTTAATCTTGCTAAAAATGTAATGAAGGCGAATTGGGAGATTAAGTGTGCACAAGAATGCCCTGATTTCGAAATTATTTCAGGAGATCAGTGTTTTGGTCTAGAAGTAGTTGAATTTTATAAAGGAAAAATTTCTAATAAAAAAGGGTCTTCTCTACGCAAAAAAGAAATTAAAAATCAGAAAGATTTAAATGAACTTAGAGAAAAATATATAAAAAAATATCCGGAATTAACTAATTGGACTATGGATTACGGTTTAAACAAAATAGATGAGGCAGAAATATCATGTGCAATAGAAAAAATAGATTTTAATAACCCTATAACTATTGTATATAGACAAGAAATAAGTAATGAAGATAGATTAAAGGCCAACTCTAAAATTAATTTACCTGATGGATTCCATTTACCTGATGAATTTATTGGATTGGATAATATGATAGTACTTAAATATTATCCTCCAGGATCTATAGTTAGAGGAAATTTATGGCTGTTTAGTGAAGATGTAAGTCCATTGACGGAAATTGATGGTGAATCAGAAAACGTAATCTGCGAACGTATACAGGAAATTATTGATAATAAAGCAGAGCGCAAAAAAAAATACAAAATTATGAATGATATTCGACTTTTGATTGTATCATCTTTTCAAAAATCAAGCAGTAATGCTTTACCTAAAGAAGGATTTTTGCCTGATATTAAAACTTTTACAAAAGTTTATTTTTTGCATACTCCTAATGTAGTTATAGAATATCCAACTGGGAAAACTTACTTACTGTAATATAAGAATATATTTTAATATTTTTAAATTTACATTTTTATATATTTGTATATTTTGTTCCCATGATAATAGGAACGCTCAATCAAAAAGGTGGGGCAGGAAAGACAACGGTAGCTGTCAATCTTGCCGCCTCTTTGCAGCAAGATCAGAAACGTGTGTTGCTGATTGATGCTGATCCGCAGGCCAGCGCGTCAGACTGGTCTATCGCCCGCAAGAGATCGCTGCCTGAGTTCGCTATCCCATGTGTGCAGCTTGCTACTGCCGATATGCACAGGCAGATTCAGAAATATAAATCTGAATATGACTTCATTATTGTTGATGGTGCACCAAGAACAACGGATCTCGCTCGTTCAGCGATAGCAGCCTCTGATATTATTGTTATCCCTGTCCAGCCAAGTGCCTTCGATATTTGGGCGGCTGATGCCATCGTGAAATTGATTGAGCAGGCCAGAAAAATAAAAACTGTGGCTGGTTGTTTCCTATTGAACCGAGTGAATAAGCGCGCTGCTATTTCTGTCAGTGTTGCTGAAGCCCTTGAAGGCCATTCACTACCCTTGCTTGAAACACAATTATCTCAGCGTGTCCGGTTCGCAGAAAGTGCATTAGACGGTCGGTCTGTGTTTGACTATCCGGCTGGACGTAATGCGGCTGCCGATGAAATTAAATCCCTAAAATCCGAAATTCTGAAATTGTATGAGGCATCTCATGGCTAAAAAATCGATCAGCTTAACCCGTCCTTCTGATGAACCAACTGCTCCTGCTGATCTTGATAAGTGGGTTGCCGATAACCGCAAAATAGATACCGAAAAAACGAAGCGTGTCGCTGCCGATATTCCGATTCAGGTTCATATGAATCTGAAAATGTTTTGCACAAAAGAGGATCGCAAGATCGGTGATGTCCTTCGTGAAATGATCGTGGAAAAGTTCGGTTAGGTTTTGAGAAACAAGCTATGTTTTTCTTAAAAAATTAGGTCTTTCATAAATGATCGAGGGTGCATAAATATGCATAATGGGTTTGTGGCCTTATTTTATCAAATAAAGCCATTCTAAGGTAGTATTCTGGGGCATTTACGACAGGTCTGCATAGGGACGAAAATGCATAAAAAAGCGACCTCTTTCCGCCGGGGGCTGGGTTAGGTTACCACGCCAAATAGGTCAGAACAACTTTTGGGGGAGTTCTGATAGATTTCTTTGAGTTTTGGGTTTTGAGACTGCTCTCGTGATGAGAGCCAGTGCATATAAAAAAGGGTGGCTAATGCCACCCTTTAACACATGGAGATAATAAGCTCGCTACTGAATAGCAGGCAGCTCGAAGTCGATGATATTTCTACCAACCATCTCATTGATCTCTGAGAACACAGACATCAGCGGTTCAATCTCTAGCTGATAAAATGCAGAAGTTGCTTTGCTAACATCGCCAAAGCCTGATCCATTAGGCGGCACCATCCCTAACAGCTGGGGTGGTACGCGGTGAGCTGCCAGAATGTCATCTCTTGTCACATTCTTGATATTAATAAACTCGTCCTTGGCACCGACCTCCGTGATCGGGATCAGTTGTACATCTCCTTTTTTTCCGTTGGGTGAGTGCAAGAACAGATTCTTGAAATTATTCCGGCCTTTTGAATTCTGTAGCTCCTGCTGGATCTGATCAGCATCTTTATCTGTGATGGTTCCTGACATAAAAAGAATGAAGCCAGCGTGACTGCCGTTTTTATAATATCGAATTCGGAACAGTGTTGCAGAATGATTCAAGGCGAGAGAATGCAGCGCCCCGAGGTATTCTGGTACTCCATAAATTTCCTGATTAATGTCAGGTTGCTTGATCTGCAAAACAGGATTGAGAAATGTCTGAAATTGGTTGAACAGCGGAGTCCAGAAGAACTCTCCATCGTTTACCCCTCTCCGAGTGTAAATAGCTGGAGCATGTTTGATCTGTAGCAAATCACCCATTCTGTTTGTGATTAGCTCACAATAGGCATTGCCAAAAACGAGGAAGTCTTGAACCATTGCGGCAAAGGTTTGACGCGACAGATATTTATTCGGCTTGAGCGCACGTGATAACAGGTTTCGTTTCAGGAATATCGCCGATGAATGATGAGGTGATATCTGGAATAGCCGCGCCAGTCCTTCTTGAATAATGGGTGGTTCATACCACTGACCATTCGAGTAACATTGCCCGAGATTAAGAAAGTCCATCCCACTGACCGGTTCGGCATCACTAACAGGATTTTCTGTCTCGAAAGAAAAGCAGTGCACATTTTCCTGAACAGGAGATGCTTTAGCGGTCTCATGCGTAATGACTTCATTCATTAGAAAAATTTCACTTTCATAGCTTTTGACATCGGATCAGATCCATCAAGCGGTTCATTGATCAACACATGCATAATTGCCCAGGCGAGGTCGGCATGGCCGGTGTCGCGGGCGCGGTCAGAACGAAAAGTGATAGCCTTGCCGCTATTGGTGATCGTCTTCTTGATAGAGATAAATGAGCTGGCAATATCGATGCATTCTGCATCCATCTCCAACCGTCCCAGCCGCAACAAATTCTGGGCTTTCATGACCATTCGCTGTTTTGTTTCCAGCGAATATTCGATGCGAACAATGCCATTGATTTCATTATCGATGCACTGGCAGACGGCATCGCCAATCCCGCTGCGTTCAATACCGAGATAGGTGCAATTATAGCGACTGAGCTTGTCTTTGATGAACGTGGCCTGTTGCTGGAAATCGAGACCTCTAAGTTGGCAACGTTCCAATATACGGAATTTCCCGCCTGTCTTTTCAGGTGGCGCCAGAATAACTAATGCAGCGTTATCACCTTCTTCACTATTCTGGGGGTCATATCCAGCCCAGACGGGTCTATCTCCAAAGGGGCGTTCAAGCTGAGGATTAAAGTCGTCCCAATCTGCCAGACTGTCGACCATCGCATTTTTAAGGGATTCAAAACTAAAGGCTGATAGACTATCGTCAACAAATTGGCATCCGAACAGGTTCGCAAATTCTTCAGCACTATATTCTGCTTTTAACTCTTCAATATCGAATAGATCACAGCCGCCTGCTGCTGCGTCATCAACTGTAACGACATTACGCCAAACCCGATCTGGTCCTAATGCTCCAAACCTAAGGGCTTCATGAGAGACATCGACATCGATTTGTTCCTGTTTTTTCTTTCTTTTGTTGTGACGTTCACCATTCCAATAGGCGTAAGCGGCATGAGCAATAGTTGATGGCGTTGAGAATAATGTTCTACGCCATTTCTTATGAGTAGCCATTCCAGATGCGACCTTGAAGAGTTCTTCAAAGCCGAATGTCCAGAAAAATTCATCGAAATAGAGGTTGCCATGCCGACCTTGGGCTGTCCTGAAATTCGTGCCAAGAAAATGGAACTCTGCAGCAGGCGTATTAGCTGGTAGAACCTCACTTGTGATGAGCATCGGGTCGCCAGTTAAATTAACACCGACTTGTTTGGCGAATGCTACGATATATGAGCGGAACTGGAGTGCCTGAGCGCGAGATGCCGACAAAAAGATTTCATTTCGCCCAGTTTTCAATGCATCTAAAAGAGCTTCAAAAGCGAAATAATAGGTCGCACCAATCTGGCGAGCTTTAAGGATCATCCGGTTGCGCTGATCTCGGTTGTCATACCAACGACGCTGATAATCGTATAAGCTGTTCTCGAAAATATCCCGTAATTGCTCGACCTGATCTACCGTAAAGTGATTGTTTTTTGGCTTCTTGCGAGGTTTTTCTCTAAGATCGGTTTCTTTCCCAGATTCTTCATATTTGTGGACGCGAGCAATAGAGGCGATTTGGCGCATAAGAAGGTCGATTTCTTTGAAATCCCGTCCTTCTTTCTTCTCTTTTAGAATGAGAGCTGACAGTCGATAATCAAGATTGCTCTCGATCCTTTTGATCATCGGCGTATCATCCCATTTATCCCGCGATTTCCACGAGTGAATCGTCGGCACTGGAACATCAAGATCGTCAGAAATTTGGTTTACTGACCAGCCGCGCCAGTAGAGGCTTTTTGTCTCACGCTTCTTATCTTTCTTTCGACTGGGGTCGATTTCAATAATATCAGTCATAGGCTGATTATTCAGTATCTATGCCACTTCTAAAGTGACGAGTTTCCCATTGGGCAGGCCGATGGGAAGACCTGTGTTGAGAAATCGGTTTTTGCTCTGCAGTTTGCGAAGAAACATCGCAACGAGTAAAAAATGGCAACAAAAACCAGTAAACCGACCCGCATTTTAGTCTCGGGTGAGACTGTTGATGGGCGCGAAGTCAGTGACGCTATTATTCAAGAGATGGCGGACAGCTATGATCCAAAAATTTATGCTGCGCGTGTCAATTGTGAACATATCGATGGGTTAGTCCCTGAGAATAAAGGCGGCCAGTTCCCTGCCTATGGTACTGTCCTGTCGCTAGCCGCAGAGCCATTAGAAGTTGAAATATCTGGAAATAAAGAAATGGTTCTGGCGCTCAATGCGGTCATTGAAGTCAACGAAGACTACATGGAACTGAATGCGAAGGGTCAGAAAACTCTCTGGTCTGCCGAATTCGTTACAAATTTTCGTGATACGAAGAAAGCTTATCTTACTGGCTTGGCCATCACCGATAATCCAGCTTCGATTTGTACCGAAGTTATCAAGCTTTCAAAACAGCCTTTTCAGAAGCCTGAATTTGTATCGGAAAAGCCAGATTCTGAAGTCAAAAGCATGTTCAAAAAGATCATGGAAAAGCTGACCACTAACCCAGAAAAACCATCCAAAACCGAACCGGAAAAAACATTGGCTAAATCAGAAAAAGAGCCCGTTTTCAATCTGGATGCCGACAATGGTCTCGCGGAATTACTGTCAAAATATATGACTTCTGTCGAGTCTGATCGTGAGAAAGCGTCAGCAGAACTTTCTGAAATGAAAGAGCAATTCTCTGCGCTGAAGGGCAAGCTCGAAATTGAACCGGCTCACCAATTCAGCCGATCACCAGCAACAGGTGGGTCAGATAATCCTGCCGCTGGTTGGTAAGCGTCACCGTCCTATTTCCCGAATTTTAAACTGGAACTATTATGCAGCCCCATACGCGCAAATTATTCAATGATCTCAAAAACACGACGGCTCGGATAAATGGTCTATCCGGTGGAGCGCTGGCCGCAGCTGAGCAGTTTACCGTAGCCCCGAATGCTGCCCAGAAATTAGAACAGACTATTCAAGAGTCGAGCGAATTTCTGAGCCGGATTAACAGCAATGTTCCTGTTAATCAGCAAGTTGGCCAGACTATCGGTATCGGTACCATCTCATCTTTGGCTAGCCGGACGGATACGCGGAATGGTGAACGTAATCCGGCTAATCCGACCGATAGCAGTGAGAAATACCGTTATGAATGTGCCCAGACCAACTATGATTCTGCGCTGCCCTATCCGCTATTAGATGCATGGGCACATCGGCCTGAATTTCGGATAATCGTGAATACGGCCATTGCCGAACAGCAGGGTCGCGACCGTATCATGATTGGGTTTAATGGTATTCAGGCGGCTATCCAGACCGACCGTAGCAAAAATCCGCTTCTTCAGGATGTGAATATCGGTTGGCTCGAAAAGATCCGACAAAATGCCGAAAAACAGCATCTGCGGAAAGGCGCTGGGGTCAAAATTCGGGCAGATGGATCGGGCGATTATGTTAATCTGGATGCTTTAGTTTTTGATGCAAAAACGCTGCTTCAGCCGTGGTATCGTAACCGGACGGATCTGGTTGTTCTGATCGGAGATGGCTTGATCCATGATAAATATCTGCGTCTGATTTCGACCGCTGGTGATGATACCCAGAAGCAGGTTGCCCGGGACATTTTGTTAAGCAATGTCTCGCTTGGTGGATTGCCGACCTATCGTGTCCCGCATTTCCCCGAAAATGCATTGCTGATTACGACGTTCAAAAATCTGTCAATCTATGTTCAGAATAATTCGCGCCGTCGACAGATCGTGGATGCACCGCGTCGTAATCAAATCGAAGACTATGAATCCGTCAATGAGGCCTTTGTTGTCGAAGATTACGGCCTCTGTTCCTTTGTCGAGCATATCGACATCGGCGATGCTGTCAGCACTATTAATGACAGTTCAAGCAACACTTCGGCGCCTACCACGCCTCCTACCACGCCTCCTACCACGCCTCCTACGGATAATAGCAATGCTGCTGGCACTGAAACCAGTAAAGCAGGCGGCTAATTGTGGCATTATCTCCGGCTCAACGATATCAGCTTGAGATAGCTGGACGGCAGTCTCCTGTCGTCCAGTTGGATAAACGAGCTCATTTCCAGAATATTGAAACGTCGCAAATCTCTATTCGTCTGATGCATGATCTCAGGCGATTGAAGTCAGTGCAATCAATAAAGAGAAAGGCTGCTATTAAACGCGAAATTTTGCCGTTTTACGCAGACTATGTTGCCGGAGTGTTAGCCCAGTCAGAACTGACCGGTCATGCTTCCAAGAATGATATTGTTGGTACTGTGTTGGTCTGGCGTCTAGATGCTGGAGACTATAAAGGCGCGCTCGAAATTGCGCAGCATATGCTCAAATATGATTTGCCCTTACCTGCCCGTTTCGAGCGTGATGTTGCGGCATTACTTGTGACAGAAGTTGCTAATGCTGCGCTCTATGCTGTTGATTTAAAAAAAGAATTTGATTTAGCTATACTTGATCAAGTTGCAGATATGACAGCTGATGCTGATATGTCTGACGATATGAGAGCCCAGCTATATAAAGCGCAAGGCCTCTTATGTCAGGATGATGGGCGAGCTTTAAAAACATTAAAAGCTGCACTCGAAATGAATCCGTCTGCAGGCGTGAAATCTTACATTAAATCTTTAGAAAAACGAGTTTCTCAATCTGAGAGTAAAGGTGCCCAACTGGCCGCGGGGGCAGATCAGCAGAACGACAAACCAGTATCTGATGCTGTCGCTCAGGCTGATCTCCACCCCCGTAAAAATAGCCGTTCTCGTAAATACAGGACAACGTCATGAGTACAGCTCAATTTGAAAGTGTTAGCGGCTCGATCGCTAATTACAAACCGGACGACCGTATTATTACGAATGACGGTTTTTTCCCGAATATCGACACAGCAGAAATTAGATCAGGTTTCCGTGTGTTAGATAGCATTACAGCCGATCGGTTGCGCCAAGCTGTTATCAGATCAATGATTTCTGTTAATCAGGATCTTTCCAGCTGGAAAGCCGCAAAGATCAAAGACGGTGCCTCTAAATTATCTGACGTGTCATCTGATCAAATTGATGGCCAGTCGATTCTTAAAATGCAGTATTTTCAAGCTGTTGGCTGTTATACGCGGGCAGATCTAATCGACAGCTATCGTGATGTTGATCGTACGCGTCATGGGCGGCACGAGACCGACGATTTAGAGCCAGCTTCAGGCGATCTGCGACGCGATGCTATCCACGCAATCCGCGATATTTTAGGCAAAACACGAACAACTGCGGTGCTGATATGAGCAGCATCCTTGCCGCACAAGAAGGCGATACGCTTGATCTTCTTCTCTGGCGCGATGCTGGCCTTGGATCTGAAAGCGTGGCTGCTGTTTTAGCTGCTAATCAGAATCTGGCGATAACCGGAGCCGTACTGCCGCAAGGCACTCAAATTATCATTCCAGACGATGTCCCAACTGCAAAAACATCTGATGTCGTCCAGCTTTGGGACTAAAATATGAAACAGCTATCTCACGAATTTTTAACGACGATTTGGACTACAATTGCTGCGCTTATCCCATCAGCTATCGGTGCAAGCATAGCGCAATTTTATGAATCAAATTTGCACTGGAGAGACCGCTGCTTTGCTTATCTTATCGGGGTGTCTGTCAGTTGGTATTCGGTTTTGGGGTTGAAATCTTTTTTCCATTTTGATGAATTTTTTGCCCAGAGCACGAGCTTTCTGATTGCTCTCTTCGCCTATCGTGCAACACCGAAATTTATTCAGACGGCATCCGATGCCGCTTCGTCATTGCCAAGCCTTATCAAAGACAAGATTTTCGGAGGCAAGAAATGAATAATCCGGCATGGATGGATGAAACTCAGATCCATTTTATTACAGTCCACTGTGCAGCAACACCTAGGGGGCGCGATAATAAGGCCTCTGAAATTACAGCATGGGATGAAAAGCGCTTTAGCCAGCCTTCCTATCATCATGTGATTGAACTGGATGGGAATGACGTTCAGACACTGCAATATAATCAGCGCGGCGCACATGTAGGAGGCCATAATACTGGTAATATTGGGGTTTGCTACGTCGGTGGTATTGAAGCCGATGGGCGGCCAGCTGATACAAGAACCGAAGCACAGAAGCAGGCCTTGGCCAACAGATTACATGATCTGAAACAGCGTTATCCCAATGCCCGAATATTGGGTCATAGGGACTGGCCAGACGTGAAAAAAGCCTGCCCATCTTTTGATATGAAATTGTTTCTTCAGGAGATTGCTCTGTGCTGAGTTTAGCGCCGCTTTTTGCCCGCTTAACGGGTTTTACGTCAGGCAAAAATGACCGCTACATCGTTCTAGCATTGCTCGCAGTCGCTGCTGCGGGTTCTTGGGTATGGGGCAATCATCAGCATACCAAATTTGTGACAGCCTGCCAGATCGCAGGATCTGATCAGTCGCATTGCTTCGATGCGATCCGTGAACTGCATAATTACAAAACAAGTAGCGCAACAGCAACGGCCCAAATCCTCGCTGATAATGTTCAGAAACAGTCTCGACTGTCAGATGCTGACTTGAAAACAGCCCAAGCCTCAGCTTTGCGCCAAAAAGCCGTTATCACAGAATTGGAAAAACAGAATGCTGCACTCAAAAATGATCAGATTAGTGCTGATTGGATCGGCGCTATTAACAACGTTATCGAGCTGCGCTGATCATACCAGACTTTCTGCCCCGCCTCTTGCTGTCAAAGTCGAAAACAGACCACCAGCAGACCTGCTTATTTGTGCTGATACTGTCCCTGCTTTTCCTATCCAGTCAGCGACAATTCCAGCTGATTTACGGTTGGCGATTGAAAGCTTGGCTTTGAGATATCGTGGCAATGCTGATCGTTTAAATCGGTTGGTTAATTGGTCTGTGCCGGAAACATGTAAATGAAAAAATCTGATCTTCTCAAAAATCTATTACTTCAAAAATTTGCTTATTTACAGCAGTCTCCAGAAAAGCTGGATTTAATAGTTACTGGAGGTACTGTTAGACAGATTGATGACAATAATACGAATTTTGTTATATCTTACAGCGTTTTGATCGCCATTGACGATTATTCAACACATATCAGTCTCGATGATTTGTTCCTACTGTTGAATGACTTTGTACATGAGCAGCAGCATGATTTACTTCATGAAAAAAATAACGAGCCATATCAGTTTGAAATCAATCAGCTTGACGATGATCGCGCTCTGATGATGGTTAGAATAGATCTTAGCGAGATTGTGCTCGTCACGAATGATGAAAACGGAAATCGAGTAGCTGAGCATCAACTCGAAACATCCGGCGTTATCCAGTCAGAGACTGACTATATTTCGAAACTGATTGATATCACTGGTGATGGAGGGCCTTTTGCAAGGCTCGATAAATAAATGGCACTTCAGGGCTTAGAACAAGGACTGGAATTTACAAAAATCCAGAGTTACGCAGGAAAAATACTCAATAATTTGAGCGAAACTCATCGAGCCGAGTTACTTAAAAAGATTGCTGCTGATCTCAAAAAATCACAGCAAAAGCATATCAAAGCACAACAGCAGCCAGATGGTGAACCATACCCGAAACGTAAGGCTCAACGCCCTCTGATTTCTCCTAATCCTTTAAAATTTATATATGACGCTTATGGGGCAGAAAATTGGCGAAAGGCACGATTAGTATATTTATCGACTTGGCGAATTTATAAATTCGGTAAAGGTGAAAATGATAAGGGTAAATATATTACCGGTTTTGATGAGATTAACCCTCAATCTAATAATCATGAAGAAATATTTCTTTGGGATAAGATTTTTCGATTACCGACAGATTCAAATAAAATGTGGTTTTTGCCAAAAGATTATCGGGATCATGATAGAGAGTCTCACGATGAAGGCCATGAAAAATTTAATCTATCTCGTCCAATGTTTCAGAAAATTAGGACAGCCAGATTTCTTAAATCCGGTATTGATAATGCAGCTGGTGAAGCATGGGTCGGTTTTTTAGGAAAAGTAGCAAATCTGGCCGAAACTCACCAAAATGGTTTAACTGAAAAATATCGTAAGAAGATTAAGCGCTATCCAGTCCGAAAATTGCTTGGATTAAATTACGACGATGAGCAGAGAATACTAAATTATATCATTGATGCGCTTGAAGAATAGGGTAGCAGATTTTTTATTCTTTCCCATCGACCTACCCGATGGGAAACTCTTATCTAAATCTGTTGTGCAGATCATGCCATTAAAAAGGCATGGCGCAATCACAATATCAAAATGCAAATCTATCAAAAATTGACCTGTCACAACTACCGGCACCGACGATTATTGAACCGCTGGATTACGAAACAATTTATCGACAGCAGCTCATCAATTTTCGCTCCGATAATCCGCAATTTGTAGACAACGATATTGTTGAATCTGATGTTGTTGTAAAATTGCTAGAGACAACATCCTATCGTGAATTATTGCTTCGGCAACGCATTAATGATGCTGTAAAGGGAGTGCTCGTTTCATTTGCACATGGCTCTGATCTTGATCAGATTGCTGCTCGGTTTGGTGTTGTTAGACAAACCGTTACACCGGCAGATACGTTGAATAATGTTTCCGCTGTAATAGAAACAGATGATAGCTTGCTGAATCGTATTCTACTTGCACCATCTGGATTTTCAGTAGCAGGTCCCGCTGATGCTTACAGATTTCATGCTCTCTCAGCAGACGGCAGGGTCTTCGACGCTAGCGCCACATCTCCTGAAGCCGGTACGGTTCTAGTCTCTGTATTATCAAACGAAAACGATGGCACGGCATCTTCTGAGATATTGCAGAAGGTTAATGCACATCTGACAGCTGATGATATTCGTCCTCTCACTGATTATGTCATTGTAAAATCAGCTGAAATTATACCATTTTCTGTCGATGCAACGTTAAAATTTTACGCTGGGCCTTCTGCTGCAATTGTGCAGCAAAATGCTATAGATCGGTTAAATAATTATCTAAAAAATAGTCGAAAAATTGGGCGCGATATCACTATCGCGGCCCTCCATGCGGCTCTGACAGTCGAAGGGGTTCAGAACGTTATACTTAATAGTCCGACTGTAGACATCGTTATTAGCGATACACAAGCAGGATATTGCAAATCAATCAATATCAGTAACGGCGGGATTGCAGAATGATTACCTCACTGCTTCCGCCTAATTCGACAGACCTTGAACGCGCGCTCGAAAAAACCTCTGCCAGCAATTTTGCCCTGCCTGCTGAGGATGTCAAAGAAATTTGGAACCCTGACACTTGCCCAACTGACTTGCTACCCTATTGCGCCGTAAATAACGGACTCAATCAATGGTCAGATGACTGGCCAGAGAACGTCAAGCGCCAGCGTATCTCCACAGCAATCGAAATCGCTAGACACCAAGGGACGGTCAAATCAATTCGTGATGTTGTGTCTGCATTCGGCAGTGCTGTTGAAATGCGGGAATGGTTCGAAACTGAACCTCGAGGAAAACCACGTACATTTGATTTGGTTCTGACTGTCAATAGCCAAAGCGATGCTTCACCAAGCGCTAAATATGTCGACGATATTGTTCAGGCGATTGTGTCAGCCAAACCAGCAGCTGCCCAATTTCTATTCACCATGGGCATCGATACCGCTGGTCAAATAGGGGAAATTGGTTTCGCCCGTCCTGTAATTTCTATTCATCTTATTTCAGAGGATGCACGTTAGTGGCTCTTAAAATTACCATTACTGATGCTGGTCGCGCCGCTCTGATTAATGCAGACCACTCTGGTACAAGACTAGTCAGCATTTCCAGTGTCGGTGTTTCTGCCACAGCAATCACAGCCGATAAATCTGCTACCAGTCTAGCAGATGAGATCAAACGTTTAACAACAATTTCAGGGAAGATTACGGCTTCTGATGCAATCCATCTTATTGCCAAAGATGATGGTTCTGATGTCTATACCATTAAATCTTTTGCATTATATCTGGATGACGGAACGTTATTCGCGATCTACGGCCAGTCGTCGCCTATTCTTGAAAAATCAGCGGCTGCAATGCTTCTGCTACAGTTGGATATCCGTTTCGCTGATATCGACGCCACACAAATTCAATTCGGCAATCTCGACTTTATCAATCCAGCAGCGACAGATCAAACCGTAGGTGTCGCCCGTTTAACCGCGCTTGGCGAGGCAGAACAGTCGACCGAGAATATTGCTGTCTCGCCCGCTGAATTGCGACGCTACGCAGAAAAGCTAGCCCGCCAAGCTGATATGATCGCAGCTCTGGCTACCAAATTTGATAAAACGGGCGGAACAGTTAATGGTTTCGTGAATGCAGATGCATTTAACAGCGGCGCATTTTACGCGAATAAAGAGAAAGCCGATTTTTCCTATGGCGGTCAGCATCTAGCTCTTCAGGCTGATGGTAATTGCGTTTATTATGATGGCACTGCTCCCTATGCTAGTATTAGTCCTACTCTTGCAAACTTTCCGGCGAATACACTCGTTACTGGCAATACTGTCTGGCACCGTGGTAACGATGGTGCGGGTTCTGGCTTGGATGCTGACTTATTAGATGGTCTTGATAGTTCGGCTTTCCTTCGTACTGGTGGATCTACTTTTACCGGAGATAGCTATGTAAATGGCTGGGCGTTTTATTGCTCAACTGGTGGCTCAAAAGCACGTATCAATTTCGAGACGATAGATCATATTTCCTTGTGGAATAATGCTGGAAATGTTGCAGCATATTTCGATTTATCCAGTGATAATAAAGACCTATATGTCGGCGGAAATATTAGAGCATCAGCTTTAAATACAGCAACATTCTCAGCAAATGGTACGCAAGTCGATTTTCTCTACGCGAACCGCCGGACATCATTTCAGCCCGATGGAAATAACGTTTGGTACGGGACGGATGGTGTAGCAAGATCGATAATCAAAGACGGTAATTTCTGGACGCACGGCAGTGTCTCAACAGATAATGTAGTCAATGCGACGGGTATGTTTCATGTTCAATCATGGAACGGCCTAAATGCTCTTGATATGCACTCTGACGATGATGGTATCGTTCGGATGTATGCGAAAAATGGAAATGTCGACTATCAGGGGTTTTTGGCTTTTAATCCACAGGGGAACATCGACTTTTATTCTCCTACTGGTCAGTGTTTTATCAATGGCCAGTTGATCTGGAATAAAAATAATGATGGAGCTGGCTCTGGTTTAGATGCCGATTTCTTGGACGGTATCGATAGTACCGGATTTGTAAAAGTTACTGGGTCTGCCATGCAGGGCGACCTCTTTATGAATGGCTGGGCAATCTATAACCAAGGTGGCTACGGTTCAGGTAGCACTCGTGTGCAATTTGAAAAGAATAATCACCTGACGTTGTTTAATGGAAATGGTGAGATAGCCGTATGGTTTGACTTGGATGGCTCTAATAAAGCTCTAAATTGTAACGATGCCATAAATACGCAGAAACTGTATTCTCCGACATTCGCAACAGATCAATCGTCAGTAACTATAAGCTATGGCAAAAGACATGTGGCCTTTCAGCCCGATGGAAATAATGTCTGGTATGGGACAGATAATGCCGTTTTAACGAGTATTCTGGATGGCAATTTCTGGACGCGTGGCTCTCTATCAGCAGCTAATAATATCAATGCGACAGGTATGTTGCATGTTCAATCATTCAATGGCCAAAATGGTTTAGACATGCATTCCGATGATGATGGTATCGTCAGAATGTATGGGAAGAACGCGAATGTTAATTGGCAGGGGTTTTTGGCTTTTAATCCACAGGGTAACATCGATTTCTATTCTCCTACTGGTCAGTGTTTTATTAACGGCCAGTTGATCTGGAATAAGAATAATGACGGGGCTGGCTCTGGTTTAGATGCTGATCTTCTAGACGGTCTCGATAGCTCTTATTTTGCACCCAATTCTCGAATACAGACGTGGGGTGTTCCCAACGGGCTCATGAAACGTGTCGATGATCATGTCGAACTACATCTGCGTTTAGATAAAATAAATGGCACGATCACGCTGCCTCATACCTTTAATAACATCGTTGATATTCGCGTTCAGCCCTTTGCCCATGATGGCGGTGATGCGACATTTGCAGCTCCGGTCAGCAATACAAATAATACAGTTACGATTGACGCTTGGGCTCGATGGAAAGGTGAAACCCATGACGTGGACGTGGGTGGATTTATCTACGTCTATGGCAATTAAATCTTTAAATTCAGGAGAATAAAATGAACGTATTTACGATGCCGACTATTAAGTCGGTTAGCGAACTCGACAGCAATACGCAGTCAGTCTCAGTCATTTTTGGTCTTGTCGATCGCACTGGCCAGAGCTTTGACTATGCTCGTGATGTCAATGCCGTCTTTGATACAAATAACAATTTTGATCAAATGGGAACAATGCAGCGCTGTTATCAGGTGCTGGCTGGTCTCATCACGAAATGCTCAAGCGGCGTAATCTCTAAAAAGCAGCAGGACGATTATATCGCTCAACAAGCCGCAGCTAAAAAAGCCGCTGAAGATGCCGAAATGAAGCGCAAGGCCGACGAAGAGGCTCAAGCAGCTGCATTGAAATCGGCTGCCGAAGCTGCCGCAAAAGAAGCAGCCGACACGGCATCATCTGATCAAGCAAATGCAACAGCGGCACAGTCTGATGCAACGACTACTTCGGCAACACCCGCCGCCTAATTTTATACAATAAGAAAGATCGGGGGCTGGCCAACATGGTCAGCCTATGAATGAATAGGTCGCTTTGGGAATAAAAATAAGAACAAAAGGAGAACAAAAATAGGCAAATCCTGTCTTTCTCCATGTTTTTTCTGTGTAGCGAGCGGAAAAATAGCGACTTTCCCATCGACACCTTTGATGGGAACAATCGACCTTTCTTTGTATGATTATTGCCGCCAATAATTCGGTATGCACAATTTAAATCGAAAAATAGCAAACATGATCGCATTCGGTGTGGTGAAAAGCCTCAGCGATCAAGGCGCTATTATTACTATTGCAGATATCGATACGCCAGAGCTTCCATGGTCGACTATAGCCAATAAAAACTTGAGCATTTGGTCTCCACCTCCTGTAGGTGCGCAAGTCATCGTGTTTGCACCTAATGGCGATTTGAATAGTGCTGCGATTATTGGCCAGCTACCATCCGATAGCCATCCGTTACCATCAAAAAGTGAAAGCGAGATTGTCATCGCATTTGGGGATGGGACGCTAATCAAATATGATTTGTCAGATAAGAAATTTACGGGAGAATTTGCAGGGGACGCAACGCTTAAATTCCCGCAAGGTCTCGAAATTATTGGAGACTTATCTGTCTCTGGAAAAGTGACGGCAGAAACAGTCAAAGCCGACACAATAATCGGTAGCTCTGACGTCTCCGGTGGCGGAATTAGCCTGAAAAATCATACGCATTCAACAAAAATGGGACCAACGAGTCCACCATCATGATGACAGAACATATCTTGGGCTGGTTTTTCGGTGGCCTGATTATAGCCGTCATGGTGTCTTTGGGAGCGATCGCGGGGCCACCCCATGACTAGTTTTGATCGTTACACCGGCCAGTCTATTTCAAACGATGCATCAATCTGTCAGTCAATTGGCGATATCATCACCACACCTGTTGGCAGCCGAGTTTGTCGCCGTGATTACGGCTCTCTTGTCCCAGAATTACTAGATCAGCCGCTGTCTGCTCGGACACAATTATTGCTCTACGCATCGACAGCAAACGCAGTCTCGGAATGGGAACCGCGTGTCACGCTGAAAACCGTTAATCTGACAGTCGATACCACTGGGAAATCGGTGCTCGCAATGCAGTATTCATACAAAAATCAGCCAAAAACAGGATCGCTCTCACTCTCTCTAGGAAACATATAATGTCCATTATTCACGGGATTTCAATTAATGAAACGTCTGATACATCCGGCGCGATTACAGTTACGTCTACGGCTGTCATCGGAATCGTCGCAACAGCAGATGACGCTGACAGTTCAATATTTCCGCTCGACACACCAGTCTTAATTTCCGATTTAACCGCCGCTATTGGTAAGTCCGGAAAAACGGGTACACTCCACAAAGCATTGATTGCAATCAATGCCAATGTCTCAGCTCCAGTTATTGTTGTCCGTGTTGCCGATAACAAAGATACAGATGCTCTTAATGCATCTGTGATCGGGCTTTACGATGGCAAGCGCACCGGAATTCAAGCCTTACTTTCAGCCGAAGCGGCGACAGGACTTCGTCCGACTATCATCGGAGCCCCCGACCTTGATACGCAGCCTGTTGTCACAGCCCTTGTTTCTATTGCCAAGAGTCTGCGGGCAATGGTCTACGCAAAGGCAATCGGAGATACCATCTCTGATGCCATTAAATATCGAGCCAACTTTGATGCGCGCGAACTAATGTTAATTTGGCCGAATGTCATTGCATATGATTCCGTCAATGCCAAAAATGATGTGTTTTCATCAGCGGCATTCGCTCTTGGTCAGCGAGCGGCTATCGACGAGAGTACCGGATTTAACAAGACGGTATCAAACGTCGCCGTCAGTGGCATTCTCGGATTAGAACATCCGATTTCTTTTGATCTTACAAGCATGAATTCTGATGCCGGTTTATTGAACCAGTCTCAGATTACCGCTGTTATTCGACATAATGGATTTCGTTTCTGGGGTAACCGTGCTGCAACCTCAGATCGTGACTACGCATTCGAAAGCGCGACACGGACACATTATACGATCATTGAATCGATTATCTCAGGTAGCGAGTGGGCAATTGATCAGCCGCTAACAACAGCGCTGATCCAAACGATTGTCGACGAAGTCAATAATCTCTTTCGAACACTCAAACTTAAAAATCAGATTATTGGGGCAAAATGCTGGTACGATACAGACAAGAATTCTGCCGCCAATCTCGCGGCTGGCCAGCTGTATCTCAGTTATAATTTTACGCCAACGGCTCCCAATGAAAACCTCAATATCACGGCCACAATTACAGACACATATTACGTCAACCTGAACTCTTCTCTGTCCAGCTAGACGAAATCCGGAGCATAAAATGAGTATACCAAAAACACTACGCTCGATGGTTCTATTCCACGGCAGTCAGACATGGCTCGGTGAGGTTAGCAATGTGACCCTCCCGAAATTAACCCGTAAAACTTCGGACTGGCGAGGTGGCGGAATGCCTGCTGGGGTACCTCTTGACCTTGGTATGGATAACCTCGGTGAACTATCATTCACTGCGGGGGGGCCGATGCAAAAGACCCTGTCTGCCTTTGCAGGTGGGATGCTTGGTCAGAATTTACGATTTGTCGGAGAATATCGTCAACAGGATACAGGGCTTGTCGATATAATCGAAGTATCCGTCCGTGGCCGCTATTCAGAAATTGATTTCGGTGAGCAAAAAGTCGGGGATGTCGGATCGTTCAAAGGAACAGTCAAGCTCTCTTATCTGAAAATTGTTTGGAATGGTTCAACGCTGATTGAACTTGATCCTCTTCTCGGAACCGAGATTGTTGACGGTATCAATATCGGATCAACATTGTTTAAAACGCTCGGCCTTATTTAATATTTATATAAAAATTTAAAAAATATAAATATAAAATTATTTTAATATATTTTTATTTTATCAATAAAAACAACGAGGTAATCATGGAAAACGAAAACACTATTGCCCCCGATCAATCTCAAAATGCGACTGTTAATGCAGTGACGCCTGCTGCCGATGTGGTAGCTTCTCCGGTCATTGATGCCTCGGCCAATAATACCATTAAACTCGGATATGCGTTGATGCGCGGCGAGCAAGAAATCAAAAATATTGAATTACGCAAACCGGTAACTGGTGATCTGCGTGGTCTCAGTGTCACTCAGCTGTTGAATACCGATGTTGACCAGATGTGCAAATTTTTACCACGCATCACTACGCCTGCATTGATGCCGTCTGAAATTGAAAAATTGCCTGTCGGTGACTTTCTGTCTCTGGCCATGAAATCGCTCGGTTTTTTTACGGAGAGCCAGTCCCAGACTGCATAGAGGATGTAGTGGCAGATCTGGCGGCCATATTCCACTGGTCGCCAGAACAGCTATTTGAAATGCCTGTCTCTGAATTGATGGATTGGAGAGAGCGGGCAATAAAACGATTTAATCAAATGTATGGTGGCGAGAGTGGCGAGTAACGAACTCAAACTGAAAATTATTTTAGAAGCGTTCGACAAAGTCACTACGCCGCTCGAACGTATCCGAAAGTCTGGCGTCAAGACAAGTAAAGCGTTTCAAGATACCCAGAAAGCATTGAATGCACTCAAGCGGGCTCAATCGGCGACAGAAGCCTTCCAGCGCACACAAGATCAGATCGAGAAGACAAAAAAGCGCTTTGACCAATATAAAGAGAAGCTGAAAGAAACACAGGCCGCTATTGATGGAACCAAGAACCCTACGGATAAGCAGGTCAAAAAACTTCATGAATTGGCCGCTATCGTAGGGAATATGCCGGATAAGCTGAAAGCCCAGAATGAAAAACTGGATCAGCTTAAATCTAAACTGCAATCGGCTGGCGGTTCAGCGGATCATCTCGGACAATATCAAGACAAGCTCAAAAATCACATTGAAAAAACAAATCACGCGCTAGAGCGTGAAGCCGCTCATATTGAACGCGTCGAACACACGACAAAACGCTTGGTTGCTATCCGAGATAAAGCTGCCAAATTCGGATCGCTGGAAACAATTATGTCAGGTGCGGCTGCCGCAGCTCCGGCATTGGTTGTTGCACGGTCAGCCATCGAGCATGAAGATTCCATGGCGGAAATCAGCAAAGTGGCAAAGATGACTGCTGCACAAAAGGCAGATATTGATGCAGCTCTAAAAACGATGGCTAATAGTGGGCCAGCTACTTATGCCGAATTAGCGGAATCTGCAGCGACTGCTGCTCGTCAGTCGATCGGTATTAAACAAAATGCCGATGGTACGGCCACGATTGATACCGCTCAGTTAATGCATTTTACAGATAAGTCGAACAAAGCAGCCGTGGCACTTGGTATGGATCGTGAAGGCACTGGTGCAATGATCGGCCATATGCGGAACAATGATTATTCCGAAAAACAGATTGATACGACACTAGATCAGATGTCCGTTATCATGAATAAATTTGGTGGCCACGGCGAGTATATCAGAGAAGTTTTTGCTAAAAATCTTCCGATCGTCAAAAATGCCAATATGTCAGTTTCTGATCTCGCTGTGTTAGGCAATCTTAATGATACAGCGGGTCTTCAAGCCGATGAAGCATCGACAGGTATTAAGCATATGCTTAACGCGCTAACTGTCGGCGATAAAGGCGCTACAAAACGTCAGCAACTCTATTTCAAAGATACGGGCAAGACAGCTGGCCAGTGGCAGAAGTTGATGCAGGAGCAGGGGGGCGGCGAGACCATCCTTCAGTTTCTGGAACAGGTTAAAAAAATGCCGGTCATTAAGCGTAGCGCTTTGCTAAACGGTATTTTTGGGAAAGAGGGCGCTTCATCTGTCGCGACCATGGCGAACGAAAGCGACCATTTTAAGCAGCAAAGGGCGGCTGTTAATGATCCTAATATGCTCAAAAATGATGGCGTTGAAAACGAAAACAAAATACGAGCCGCAACGACAGCAAATCAGCTAAAAATGTTAAAAAATAACTTTGACACTTTAGCGGCTGATGTTGGTACTCAGCTTTTACCTCAAATCCAAGCGCTAGCGGCAAAACTGATTGAAATTAGCCGGAATGTAGATAATTTTGCCTTGCATCATAAAACGCTCATTAAAAATCTGGGAAAGACAGCGATGGTTGTCGGGCCTGCTATTGTTGCTATGGCAGGGCTTGGATTTGCTATCCGAACCGTAGCTAGCACTGGAATTGGATTATATAAAACTTTTCAATTTTTTAGAAAACTGAAAGACGCCAGCTTTCTTGTAAAAATGATTGAGCATTTTGGTAAGGCTGGAAAGGGAGTAAAAAAACTTTTCGGACTTTTTAAACTTTTCAAGAAGATCAATTTCGCATCGACGATTATCTCGGGCATCCAATTGATTGTTCGGGCAATCAGCGCTGCTGGAGCTTTATTAGCGGCCAATCCTGTTATCTTGGCGATTTCGGCAATCGTTATTGCTATCGCTGGTGCTGCCTATCTAATTTATCAGAACTGGGATTCGATCAAAAAATACACAGCAGAAGGTCTGTCTGCGATCAAACAAGCATGGAGCAGTGTGAGTCAGTTTTTTAGTGGACTCTGGAATGATTTCAAAGAAATGGGTGGTCATGTCATCCATGGACTAGTCGACGGTATTACCTCGGCAGGAAGTGCTGTCAAAGAAGCCGTTATAAATATGGGCAGCAATGTCATCGGCTGGTTCAAAGAAAAACTGGGGATACATTCTCCAAGTCGTGTTTTTCACAGCCTCGGAGGCTTCATTGTCGATGGCCTGAATAACGGTATCTCTGATAACGCGCATCACCCGATCAACCATATTCGTAATCTGGCCGAGCAAATTTCATCTGCATTTCGGCCAGATTTATCGGGATTGGCATTATCCAGTCATTCACCCCGCATTATTACGAAATCTGTTTTCGAAGAGGCTCGCGGTAGTGGCTCCAATCAGCCGAAAAACACTCGGCCTATAAGCCAAATTTTTCATTTCACAATTAATGCCGCGCCTAATCAAAGCCCGATGGATATTGGCCATTCTGTTCAGAAAATAGCTCAAGACGCTATTCGCGCGCCTCAGTATTCAGACACGCCAGATTGGGTTTACTAATGTTATTTGCTCTCGGAATGTTCACTTTTGAGTTATCGTCACTTGCTCCAGAAAATCTGGATAGAACGACGACATGGGAATTTGGCTCTAACAAACGCTTAGGCGCGCGTGCTGCTGCCCAGTTCACCGGACTAGGCGAAACAGTGACGTTATCTGGTACTGTTTATGCAGAAATAGCTAATGCTCTTGCATCAGAGCAGAATCAGCGGATTTCGCTTAAACAGCGCATCGATAAACTCATTCATCCACAAATTTCGAAATCCAAAATCTCTGATTTTCTGACTGGACGCCAAGATCAGCATAATCAAAGCGCAGAGATAGTCTCGATTGATGCACTCAGAGAAATGGCGGATCAGGGGCAGGACTGGAAATTGGTCGATGGCACCGGAAAAATATACGGCTCGTATATAGTCACATCCATAGTAGAAAAGATGAAATATCTTTGGTCAGACGGCAGACCCCGACAGATAGATTTCGAACTTCATCTACAGCGCGTCGATGACGACAATACAACAAACTCTAGTAGTCAGATTACATACGCATGAGCATTTTAACCCCAGATTTCCAGATCATTATCAATGGTAAAGATGTCAGCCCAAAAATCCGGCCAAGACTGATGCACCTCATTTTACGCGAATACGCAGGAGAGCAGGTCGATACGGCGACTATTGTATTGGATGATACAGATGACAAGTTGTCTATACCAGATATCGACGGACTGATTGAGGTTAAAATTGGCTTCAAAGGCCAGCCACTGGTGAATAAAGGTAAGTTTATTTTTGAGAATTTGCGTTATACAGAGCCACCTCGTCAGATAACGATTACGGCACATTCTGCTGCGGTGGAAAGCGTTATCAAAAAACGCCAAGATTATGCGTGGCATGATACAACACTGGGTGCGATCATAGAAACGGTAGCAGGTCGTAACAATCTGACAGCCCGTATAGATCCTATATTAGCCGCTTTAACCAGTGGCTCAGTACATCAACAAAATGAAAGCGACCTTGCCTTCATTCAACGCCTTGCCCGAGAGCATGACGCAACAGGTACGATTAAAAACAATTATTTGATCTTTGTCCCAAAAGGGACAGACAAGACTGCTACAGGCCAAATATTCCCCATATTAAATATCGAAAGAAATGCGGTTACCAATTACGAGTATATCCTTAATCATGTGGATGCAGGAGCCATCGAAGCAAAATGGCACTCTAAAAAGCAGGCACATTATCACATTGTAAAATTTGGCGATGGCGCGGCCACGAAGAGGCTGTCAAGTTGCTATTATAGCGCAGAATCTGCAATACAAGCTGCCCGTGCAGAATACAATCATCGTATGCGCGGAGGTCAGAAATTGAATATAAATGTCGCAACCGGTATGCCTGCGTCATCTATTGGTCAAACTGTTAAAGTTACTGGATTAAAATCCAAGATAGACGATCAATTTTGGCAGATTAAAGGTATTTCTCACGAAATTTATGGTGGCCTAAAAACAAACTTTAATCTCGTGGTTTTGAATCAAGAATGACCGTTCTCCCGGCATAGGGTTCCTCGCAGCTAACTTTTTCACCACTCCAAATATTGCAGTTTCTATATAGTTTACGATCAAGAATGACTGTTTTCCCAGTATAGGGTTCCTCACAGCTAACTTTTTCACCGCTCCAAATATTGCAGTTTCTATATAGTTTACGATCAAGAATGACTGTTTTCCCAGTATAGGGTTCCTCGCAGCTAACTTTTTCACCGCTCCAAATATTGCAGCTTTTATACCGCTCGGCAGTGGCAGCTGAGCTGATCAAGGCCAGAGCCAGAGTAGCAGTGAGTAGATATCTAATTTTCATTTAATAATTCTTACTGACAGCAGTGTTTTTTAGAGGCCGAAGGATCTATCTTCTGGTCAAGAATAACGGTTTGGCCATCATAAGGTGAAGTACAGCTGGTTTTTATTCCGTTTGCAATATAGCA